TCCAGACGGGTGCCGCTGTTGGAGCGGACAATCACAAAATCACCCTCTTTACACCACGGTCCTGTCGGGAACTTCACCGGGTCTTTGTACGCATCCGGACCGAGTTTCACGATGAACAGCACCGTGGTCAGAATCTCCTCGTGCTGCAGGGTGATATCCGCCTTGATGATGCCGCTGTCGTACTTATTCTCGAACTCCGGTATCGCGCACAGGATTCGGTATCCCTGCGGGTCGGGCAACTGCTTAGCCTTACGTTCTGTTTCTGCACTATCTGCGGCCCACTTCTGTTCCAGCGCGGTTTGAGGCGCTGTCTCAGTCGCTGTCGTCATTGTCTTTCATCCTTTGCGCGAGGTCTCTTAAATTGGCATCCGCGAGGTCGAGTCCCCGAATTACCCCACAGATGTGTTTGTATTCTGCAAAGTCTTTTGCCCCACCAGCCAAAAGAACCTCGATTTGCGACTGCCGTTGCGTATCGTTATGCTTGAGCAACAGGTCGATTGCATCCATTATTTACTCTCTCCTTTGATGGGTCGCTGCTGCATCTGCGCCCGGTTCTTGGCGATATCCGCACCGATCTTGAGGCCCTCTCTCCGGTCATCTCGCTCCGCTTTGTCTTTATTAGCGGCAACCTGTATACCCAGCTTGGCCCCCTCTACCTGCTGCTTGATAGACTGCTCTTGCTCTTTCAGCCGTATTTCATCTGCCTTGGCGGCGGCGTCGAGCGTAACCTTCTTCTCCTTGATAGCAACTTCCTTCTCCCGAATCGCCAGTTCTTTCTGCTGCATCTGGATGAGCGGGTCTTGGGCTTGTTGCGCGGCCTGTTGTGCTTGCGCTTCGGCCATGTCTTTCTGCAGGAGCTTGGCTGCCGCCATAGCCGCCAGTTGTGAAAGTTGGACTTCAACCTCTTTCGGAAGGCTGTTGATCTCGCCGTTATCGTCTTCGGGCGGAGGAAGTGCTGCGCCGAGCTGCTTCTCAATTTCACGACGATACTGGAACGCTACATGCTCCATGACGTGTGCTTGCGCTGCGGCCTGAATAACTTGAGCCTGCGGGTTCTGCCCCATGATTGCGGCTAGCTTGGGGTCTCGCATAGCCGCCAGATGCACGGCCAGATGCGCCTCGTGGTCCTGATACATAAACGCTTTTACAGGCTTACCTCTGAGGACATTCATGTTTTCCGTCACCGGATCGGTCGGCTTCTGGTCGTCGTCGGTCGGCACCAGCTTGGCAGCGTTCTTGATGCCCAAGACTTCAAGCATCTGGCGGTGCAGGAACTTCAAGTCGTAAATCTGCGGCGCGCCCTGAGCGAGCTGCATCACGGCCTGATACTGCACAACCTTCTGGCTCATCGTCGCTGCATTGGGATCAGAGACCGGGATGACCTCCACCATGTCGTAGTCCGAACGCTTAGCCTTGCGGTCACCCACCTCCGGCTCGTAGCTGTACTCCTCGGGGGTGTTATCACGGATGATGTCTTTGAGGAGTCTGAACTCCTGCTTCATCGCGTAGTGGATGCGAGCCTGAACAGCGCTCATGATCTTCAGCATCCGCTCCAGAATCGCCAGCGTGGTCCCGACTGGGGCTTGGGCTGACATGTCTGACACCTTCATATCTGCCGTAGCCGCGAACCGCTGTGCGTCCGCAACAATCTTGTCCATCAGCATCACGAGGGTCTGGCTCGGCTCTTTATACGGCAGGGGCAGGATGTTGTCCCGCATGGTGCCGCTCGGCACATCGACATCGCGGAACTCGCCCGGAGCGATCGGTGTATCGTCACCCTTTACACGCAGGCCACGAGACTTGAAGCCACCCGGCAGATTGGCCAGCGTACCCGCATCCACCAGTTGACGCATCAGCGAAGTAGCCGCATTGGCGTGACCACCAATCAGGTGAATCAACCCAAAGCAGTAGAAGCCGAAACCGGGGATATAGCCGTAGTGCACGAAGTGCTGGCGCTTCTGTTTGGTCTCGTCGTCCTCCAGCCAGTTGCGACGGATAGCCAATACTTTCTGGGTGCCCTTCTCGATCGTCACGATGTACGGCACGGCTACACCATCCATCTTCTTGGCGTATTTGTCCGTGAAGTCGTACATCTCCAAGTCCAGATCAACACACATCTCCAGTAACTGATAGCGGTCATCTACTTCGGCACTGAACCCTTGCTCTTCTGCCTTCTGCTTCTCGATGTCGTCCAGCATCTTGACCGGGTCGCCAAGATCAATATCCCGATAGAACCCAGCCACCTGCAGCTTACGGAGCTCGTTCTTGGTCTTGCGCATCCGGTGGGTTACACGCGGGGTGCTATTAAGGTCTGACGCGCCATAGGGCACGACTATGTCCTCAGCGGGCACGAACATGGAGACTTGGCGGTTGAGCGAGGGGTCGAAATACACCTTCTTGAACGCGTTACCCGCCAGACACAGGGCAAACAGCATCCGCTCATGCTCCGGGCGATACTCCTTCATCACCTCGGTGAGCTGGTAGTTCATGTCCTCTTTGACGCGGACAGCAGCTTCTTCTTTCTCCTTGGTGTCCTTACCGACGATCTGCGTCTTAACCGGGCCTGCCGCAGGGAACGTCTCCATGATGGTCTCGGACTGGAACTTGACCGCGCTCTCCATGATCATCGGGTGGAACACACCACACGCGCCCGACCACGGCTCACTGCGCTCCTCGTACTTCAGGCCCAGCAGCTTCAGACCTTTGACGTAGGTCTCCATCCAGTCCTTGCGGCTACGAATATCGGCGTCGTAGTGGCCATACAGTTCTGCGGCCATCGTCTGCAAAGTGTTGTCGTCGATCTTCTCGGCAAGGTTCTCACCGAACTCGTCTTCTTCAGCCATTGTCGGCTGCTCGTCCTCGTCGCCCGGGAGCTCGATCTCGATCTCCACTTCAGCGTTCGGGATCACCAATGCGTCCAACCCTTGCGGGGCCTCGTACAGCGCTTTGTCTATTGCCATGATTTATCCTTAAAAAATTGTCTTACAAAACGCCGCCGTCCCATTTCAAGTCCCTGCAGACCTGATTAGCCATCTCAATGAAATTCTCGTCGTGATGGTCGTGATCGCACTTGGCGTTGTGCTCTAGTGCTATGTGTATCATTTCGTGCGCAACAATCTTTAGCATGTCTGACAGGGCCTCTGTGTCCACATTCACGGTCATTACATGTTCGGGCCACTCGTATAATGCGTGATACTTCTTCAGCTTTGCTGCTCTAAAAGTCACCCTACCGGCGATCGGCAGCTTCACGTCCTTGAACGTCGTCACCCTGAGTAGCTGATATGCAGCCCGCAGAGATTTCTCGTTTACAAGAGACTTAGCCATTCTGTAAACTCCTAGTAGTATCCAGCGTGTCTGCGCCGTCTAAACTCTCGTACCGGGTCCTGCTCATCTGTTTCCGTGCGGATAAACCCGCCGGAACGAAACCGCATCAACGCAAGCGTTGAAGAGTCAACGTAGTCGTCGTGCTCGCCAGCCGGGAACGCCGCAATCTCGTCCATAACCGCTTCCGCCCACGATGTGGCCGGGGCCCAAACTTTGCCCGACGCAAACAAGTCAGACACCGAATTAAGGCGACTAATCTTATCATTACCCCTACTGGGGGTGTACTCTTGCACGGGTATCCCCATCGCCCGCAGCTCGTATATTAGCGGGGCTCCCGAAGCTTTCTTCTCTACAACGAAGGAATCAGGAGTCCACTGCTTGTAGTGCTCAAGCGCCGTACGCTTTAACTCTGGGAACTCCATCCTGTCGCGGAATGCGTCCAGTAGTATAATATTGGTACCCCCGACCCCGCCGTTGTCCTGCTCGCGCTCCCAAACTCCCCACGTTGTGCAGGCGCTAAAGTCCGCCCGGTTAGTCTTCTCAAACGCGGTATCCCAAGTCTGAATAATAAAACTACAAACCGGCGGGGTGTCTTCTTCCCAAGTCTGCCACCATTCCCGCTTGATGATCGCACCTTCCCGGGAGGTCGGTGCCTGCTGGTACTGTGCGTTCCACTTGTGCGCAGGGAGCTCGTCTCTTAGCGCCAGCAGCTCTTCCAGCTTCCAAAACTCCGGCCACAGCGGTTTCGGCGGGTCACGATCCTCAAATAACGCAGGAAACTCAATAACTTCCCACTCATCCCCGCCTCGCTGCGCGCTAGCTTTCAGCACCTGCCCGGTCAAGTCGCGCTGGCTCCACCGGGTCATCACAATGATAATGGCCCCGCCCGGCTGCAGACGCTGCCGCGGGCCCGAGGTATACCACTCGTAGGTCTTATCGTAGATTTCCGGGTTAGACTCCGCGAGCGCGGCCTCTTGTTCCGAGTGCGGATCGTCAATAATCAACAGATCAGCGCCCTTACCGGTCACTGCACCGCCAACACCGATAGCGAAATAGTCACCACCCTTGTTGGTAGACCACCGCCCCGCCGCTTTTGAGTCCGCCTGCAACCCAACACCCGAAAAGACCTCCGAATACACGTCTTGGTCCACCAAATTTCGCACTTTTCGGCCAAACCCCACGGATAATTCCGCGGTATGAGCGGTTTGGATGACTTTTTTGTGTGGAAACTTACCCAAAAACCACGCCGGAAGCAGATAAGACGCAAACTCTGACTTAGTATGCCGGGGTGGCATGTTGATAATGAGCCTTTTGAGCTCCCCCTTGGCGACTTTCTCAAACGCCCGGGCCATTTTCTTGTGGTGCGACCCCTCGATAAAGTGCGGCCACATCTTTTTCACAAAATCCATGAAGCTGTGCGCCGCGCGCTCGCGTTTTTCCTGCACTTCATGCTGTTCCAGCGTTACATACAGGTCCCGAAGCTGGGACTCCGTAAGATTTGGAAGCGTATTCAGCAAGGTTTGCAGGGTCTGGGTGTCCATTACGCCTCGTCTGAATCTTTAATCTCTTTGGCGTCCTCTATTTCCAGCTCTTCTTCGAGTGTTTTGGCCTCACCGTTAATCGTATTACCCAGCAGGCGTTGGATTTTCTGCTCAAGCGCCTGCCTCAAGTCATCGGATGTACGGTGAGTAACGGTAATTTCAGACTTCTCAGCAAACGCACCGATATCCGACATCTTCCCAAGGAGCTCGATAGCACGTAGCTCGTGTCTAGCATCCCCGCATCTGCTGATTTCTAGCAGGCGGTTCGTAATATAGGTGCGGGCCTGAGTGGCATCGAGTACTACTTTGTGGTCGTAATCAGTCAGCAGCGCAGCAAGTTTAAGCGCTACGTTGCCCGTATATAAATCAGGTGGGTTGTACTCGTCCGGAGTGGGCTGCTTACGGTGCAGCTTGGTCTTCCTAGTATCTACTTTCTGAAACAACTTCCGAGCAACTTCCTCATCTTCCTCGGTCATTTCAAACGGCATGCCAAGCTCGGCCATCAAAGTAGCTGTGGAAGCTGCAATTCTTGCATTATCTTGCAGAGATGTAGCAACTTGGTCGGACATATTGTCCGGTAGCGGATGTGCGCTATCTGGCACTACGTGTGCAGTCACGGAGGAAACGAAGCTCCAAAAAGGTGAAAACCAAAATGCGTTTCGATTTGACTGGATACTATATAGAAATAGTAGGGAATGTCAAAGGATGTTGGCATCGTTCCTAATTTGAGCACGATCGTTCCAAAAACTAGCAGGAGGTTAGGAGTCCCTAACGGGGGGTGTTCTAT